AACCCTCCGCCCCCTCCGGGGTGTAGTCTCTACCGACGACCCCGAGCCGGTCCTGCAGCCACTGCTCAAGGCGCGGCGTTCCGTCCCATTCCAGTTGATTCAGGTACTCGCGGACCGGGTGATACGCGTTGTCATGCGCGACCGAGTTCACCGCCTCCAGCACCATGGCCGACTTCACCCGCAGGCCGTACACGTCCGCAAGCCATAGCGTCACCTTGATGTCGTCGAGGTCGCTCCAGTCGCCCGGCGCGCCACCATAGGGCGGCGTCCGCATCTTGCGAATCTTTGAGGCGAACTGGTCATAGGCGATCACGCCCTCCCAGCGCCGGTCATTACCCAGGATCAACGCCACGTTGTATGGGTGGCCGATCATCCCGCCCTTCTCCGAATACTGCAGCTTCTCCTGCCAGCTCTCGACCGTTGATGGGCGTACTACGGCCAGCACCTGGCGGCGCACCGCCTCCAGCCCTTCGGCTGCATGCAGGTCGTTGAAGTCCGTCCACTTGTCCTCGCGATCCGCATCGAAGATGGGCAGCACAACCTCCCCGCCAACGATCAGCGCCGCGTTCTCGGCCTTGATCTTGCCGACATTGACCGGCTTGCCCTGAATCACCGTCTTCCAGTCATCGTCGGCACAGAACACCAGGCGCCGGCCCGGGTAACGCACCCGCAAGCCCTCGGCCGTCGGCAACAGGTTGCCCGCGTCGAAACAGCAGGCCACCGTCAGCGACGTAGCCATGTGCAGGCTTGCACCTGTCGCGTAGCCCTCGCACACCAGGATCACGTCACCCGGTTCGGGATCGGGTCCGAACAGATGCACCGCGCCCTGCTTCTCCAACCCATAAGGCCAATAGGCCTTGTTCCCACCGAACCTCGGTTGCACCTCAGGGAACAGCACCTGCAGCCCAACAATGTCCCACGTCTTCACGTTGCGCATCGGCACTAGAGCGGTGCCGCTCTTGCGCTTGTAGCGCAACCCGAACCCGCCGACGCCCTTGCTCAGCAAGTACTGGCTCGAACCCTTCTCTTCCAGGTGCTTCCACATGCCGGCGGCGCGGCGCGCGGCGGTGCGATGCCTG